GGGCACTTCCACCAGACGACAACCTGCTCGCCCAATTGACCGCGACGACCTACACCTACGAAAAGCGCGGCGATAGGTTCCTGATCGAGCCAAAGGAAATGGTGAAGGCGAAACTTAACGGCAATTCCCCGGACGAAGCGGATGCTTTCATCCTGACTTTCGCGGAGCCGGTACAGCCGGCGGACATTCGCGGCAGGCCGCGGCACCAGTACGCCTACGATCCGTTCAAGGATTCCGGCAGGGGCGTCGATGGACCGGCCAGCAAATTTCTGTACGATTACGATCCGTATGCAAACTAGGGGAGGGTATAATGAGCGATCGCCACAACCTTTTTCTTTTGACCAAGCGGCTCGAGCGATTGGAAGAGGACCATGTGAAATTGCTGCAAGAGATAAACAAACTGCTTGCGCGCGTCGAAGATCTGGAAAAAAATCAACCCCTTACTCTTTCTACCTTAGCAAGCGGGAAAGCATAGGCAACCGACGGCATTTGTGTTGCGCGTCTATCTCCATTAACGTGCGCGTCGTCTTATTCCGTGGCGACACGAGGGGATTTTCTCTATGGCCGCGCCCACCATCCCGAATATCGGCCCTTTAACAGTCCATACACTCAGCGGCACGGAGCTTTTCTATTTCGAGTCGGGATCGCAAGACCAGCAACGGATCACGGCCGCCGATCTAGCAACCTACATCAGCGGCCTTGGCTTATCCGGTGCGACAGGCGCTACCGGCGCTACAGGTGCGACAGGCGCTACCGGCGCTACAGGATAGTTAATGTCCGGCCCCCAAACTATCTACAACATTGGTCCGGAGACCGTCACTTCATTGTCAGGTGACGAGTTTTTTCAATTTCAGGCGGAAAGCCAAAGCGTCAAGCAGCTCACCGCGAATAGTCTGAAAGCCTACGTCGGTGTGGCGACGGGAGCTTCCGGGCCTACGGGCGCGGCAGGACTGACAGGCGCTACGGGCGCAGCCGGCACGACCGGCGCAACTGGCAACGCGGGCCCAACGGGCGGCACCGGCGGTGTGATAACCGGCAGCACGGGCGCAACAGGGCCAACGGGCCCAACAGGGCCTACCGGTTCAACCGGGGCCACCGGACCAAGCGGTGCAACAAGCGGGTTTACGGGACCGACGGGACCGACCGGACCCACGGGTGCTACCGGGGCGACAGGGGCGACCGGAGGGACAGGAAATACCGGGCCACAAGGGCCACAAGGAAATCCAGGGTCCTCGATCATAGGTCCGACAGGCGCTACGGGTAATACCGGGAACACCGGCGTTGCCGGCGCAATTGGGCCGACCGGCGTTGGCTTGACCGGATCCACTGGCGCTACCGGCGGCACGGGCGACACGGGCGGCACGGGCGGCACTGGACCGACAGGCGGCACAGGAGGTACGGGTGGCACGGGCGGAACGGGCGCAACCGGCGCTACGGGCCTTACCGGAAACACCGGGGCAACCGGCGCAGCCGGCAGCGCGTCCAATACCGGCGCGACAGGAAACACAGGCGGCACAGGAGCGACAGGTGCAACGGGAGCGACGGGTGCGGATGGCAGTGCATCTAATACGGGCGCTACTGGCCTTACCGGAAATACCGGCACAACTGGTGCGACGGGATCAACTGGTGCAACTGGCGCTACGGGCGCTACTGGCACTACTGGTCCGACCGGAGCGCAGGGTAACACCGGAACGGCCGGAGCCGTAGGAAACACCGGAGCAACCGGCAGAACAGGAAGTACGGGGTCGACCGGGGCAACGGGAGCCACAGGGGCCACAGGGGCCACGGGTGCGACAGGGAATACGGGCAGCACCGGATCCGGGAATACCGGCGCAACAGGCGCCACCGGCACCTCTTCTGGCCTAACGGCCAACGTGCAACCGAACAACTATACGACCGTCCTGGCCGACGCCAGCAAGATGCTTGTGCATCCGTCGACCGACAACGTGCAACGGACATATACAATCAACAGCAATGCCAACGTGCCGTATTCGATCGGCACGCAGCTAAACTTCGTCAATCGATCGGCGGCCAACCTGATTATCACGATCGTCTCCGATACACTTTTCTTGTGCGGCACCACCAATACCGGCTCGCGCACGTTGACGCAGAACGGGATCGCCACCGCACTCAAGATCGAATCGACCATCTGGATCATCTACGGCGCAGCCGCAACCAAGTTCAGCGTTCTCAGCTAAAGGAGAAACAAATGGGTTTTATATCTAGTCTATTCGGGGCTGGCTCGGCGCCCCCGCCCCCGCCACCGCCCCCGCCGCCGCCACACCCGGCGACGATGGCAAGCGCAAGTGTGCAGCAAGCTGGACAGCAGGCCGCTTTGGAAGCGGCAGCGGCCAGCGGCGCAGGATTTAGCGATACCATCAAGACCGGATCGCTTGGCGCCCCCAAGCCGAACACAACGTCGGGCGCCGAAACGCTAGGACAGTAGAAATGTCTTACGCCGGCCTCGCTCGGATGAATTTGCCTACGCCGCCGCTGCCCATGGGGAATCCGGTGGCATTCTCCAATTTTCTCGGCGGACAGATGCCGCCACCGGCCGCGCCGATCGCGCCGCCAAATACATCGTCCGGGGCCAATACGGAGACTATCGGCAATACCGCGCATGAGCGCATGACCATGGGCGAACCGAAAGACGCTACACCGCCGCCGCAGTTCACGTCGCCGACAGGCCAGAAAACCATGTTAGGGCAATAGATGGCCGAGCAAGCAACAGCCACGGCAGCCTATGAGGACATGGGGGCTTCGACGCTATCGAAGCAGCCTCTAACCGCGCCCGATAAGCTAGACAAGATGGACAGCTCGTGGAGCACGTTCTTTCTCCATTGCGAGCAGCGATTGGGGATGCTCCGCAACTGGCGCTATTCGTGGTGGGCGCATTGGGCCAGGCTGGCGGAGTTCTTTCTGCCGCGGCGCTATCACTGGCTAGTAGTCGCTAATCGTATGTCGCGCGGCAATCCGATCAACGACGCGATCATAGACTGCACGCCGACGCTCGCCGTCAATATTTGCTCAAGCGGGTTGTGGACCGGCATGACTTCGCCGTCGCGCCCCTGGTTCGCGATCGAGATTGGTCTGCCATGGTTGGAGTTGGACAATGAAGGAAAGGCTTGGCTCGAGGACACGCAAAAGCGTGCTTATCAAGTTCTTGCCCAAAGTAATTTTTATCAGACTATGGCGCAGGCGTTCCAAGACGTCGTCGTTTTCGGAACAGCCCCGCCGATCGTCTATGAAGATTACGAGGATATCATTCGGCTCTACCTGCCGTGCGCCGGCGAGTATTACTTGGCCTCGGGCGGAAGGCTAGACGTCACCGATCTCTATCGTGAGTTCACATTCACGGTGAAAGAGATTGTCGATATGTTTCAGCTTTCCAATTGCCCGGCCGAAGTGAAAAAGATGTGGGCGCAGGGCGGAGCGTCCCTCGACAACGAATTTGTCGTCGCCCATTGCATCGAGCCTAATTTTGCCGTGGCGAGGCAGCAGGGCGGCGATGAAGAGGTGACGATCGTCCCCGGCATGTTCGCTTACCGCGAGCTCTACTGGCTCAAAGGGATCAGGACCGCACAGCCGTTGAGCAAGCGCGGCTTCCACAAAAAGCCGTTCATGGTCGCCAGGTGGAGCACAGTGTCGAATGATCCTTACGGCCGCTCGCCGTGCATGGACGCGCTTGGCGACAACAAGCAGATACAATTCGAGACCAAGCGCAAGGCAGAATTTATCGACAAGGGTGTCCGCCCGCCTATGGGCGCCAACGTCGAACTCAAGAACGAGCCATCGTCGATCATCTCAGGGATGATTACCTACATGAGTACGGAGGGCGGCAAAAAAGGATTCTGGCCCCTGTTTGAACCACAGGCGCAATGGCTGGCCGGGATCACCGCCGACATAGACAAAGTATCCGCACGAATAGAGCGCTGCCTCTTCGTCGACGTGTTCATGGCGATCACGCGCATGGAAGGTGTGCAGCCACGCAACGAGCTGGAGCTCACGAAGCGCGACCTGGAGCGCTTGCAGCAGCTCGGGCCCTTCATCACGCTATTCGAGAACGAATTTGGCAACCCATTCTTTGAGCGCCTGCTCGACATTATGACGCGGCGCAAAATCTTGAAGCCGCTGCCCAACTCTCTCAAGAACGTCCCGCTTAAGATCAAATACACCTCGATCATGCGCCTGGCGCAGCAATCCGCCGAAGCCGTCGGCATGAAGGATTTTTTCGGCACCATGGGCGGGCTGTCGTCCGCGGCCAAGGCAGCCGGTGTTCCCGATCCGCTGCGTATCGTCGACCTGGACAAGTCGGGACGGCGTTTCGCAGAAGTAACCAACTTCCCGACCGATTGCCTGTTCACCGACAAGGAAGTGGTGCAGCACGACAGGATCCGCCAGAATGCACAGCAACAGGCACAGGTGCCGGGGCAGGCGATGGCCGCGGTCAATGCCGCCAAGACACTCTCGGACACGAATGTCGGCGATAACAACAGCGCCCTGGCTCAATTGCTAGGTGGAGGCGGAGCCGGCGGTGGTGGCTTAGGTGGCTGACGATGTTTGCCATGCGCGCATTTGCTCTCGCGACCTTGGCCTGTAATCCCCCGGCCTATTTTGCAATGCGCGAGATGGCCTACTGGCGTCACTCTTTGGCGCCAGGGTCGTCTCATTGGGCGGCGTTTCGGTTTGTGTATCCGATATGATTGAGAAAAAAGAAAAGACTGAGGTCGGCTACACCCCGGTCGCGGCGATGAAGAGCGAGCGCTGCGACAAGTGCAGGCATTTCAAGTCACTCTACAACAGGTGCGAGCTCGTCAAGGGGCAGATAATGCCCGGCGCCTGGTGCCGTCTCTTTGAACCTAGTCGCGGCAATCCACAGCAATAGGCTGTTTGGGTCGGATAGGCTGCTCTGATCCGCGAAGTGAGCCGGGTCGCCGAATTTCGTGATAAGCGGGAACCGACCCTTGGCCTCGCGTGCAAACAGCCACCCGAGCATTTCATAGTTGTGGTCGCCAAGGTCTCTCATTAGGGCAAACGGAGCCGTATCATCGTCGCTAGGCTTTATAATCAGACGCCCGTTAGGGAGAGTTGTTGATCTGATCTCGACAAGGCCGCCGACGTCACGGTTTCTTATCTCTCCAATTGTAGGGCGCCAATAAAGGTTAAGCAGGACCGACGCGCTAAATTCACAGCAAGCTCCGCGGATATCGTTTGCTGCGTCCTTGGCCGTGCTTGTTGGTCCTAGTCCTGGGTTGCGATTGACACCACGGGCGTGTTGCCAGCGTTGTTCCCCTACCCAAGTGCAAATTTTCTGTTCGGCCGGTTTTAGCGTGATTATCCAAGTCATATCTCTGCACCCTTTATTGAGCTTGACCATTGGTCTTGGCTTTGTGCTCCCCACACCAATGCTTTTCCTGCGTTGGCGGCCACCCGCCTATATTCATAACACCCTGCGGGCCTTGCACGTACCCCAAGGTGGGACACTTCGCGTGGCATTCTCCGTAGCTAGGGCGCAGTGGCTCGCGGATATAGAATTTGCAGCTTCCACAGTTGTCAGGCATTGGGCCACACCTTCTCTATCGCCAAGAGGACGTTGTCGATCGTGATCCCGGCCATGCAGGCGTGCTTCGGCTCTTCGTAAACCTGTCCGGGCGGATTGATACACGGGCCGAGCGGCATCCGAGAGATTTTAGGATCCTCGC